ACAACAATAAACGACCCATCAGCATATTTTCAGACATTACTTTATACAGGTGACGGAAGTGCAAGCCAAGCTCAAACTAATACAGGTAATTCAGATTTGCAACCAGATTGGATTTGGGTAAAAAAAACAAATGATGTTAGAAATACATCTAATACTGATTCATCTAGAGGTTTCAATAAAAGAATGGAGACACAAACTACTACTGCTGAATCAACTACAACAACTGATGTTATATCAGCACAATCAAATGGTTTTACAGTAGGAAATAATGGAAGCACAGGTAATAATGGCGATACCTATGCAGCATGGCAATGGAAAGCTAATGGTGGAACTACAGCAAGTAATACAGATGGTTCAATTACTTCTACAGTACAAGCTAATACAACTGCTGGATTTAGTGTTGTTACTTATACAGGTAATGGTTCTAGTGGTGCTACAATAGGACATGGGTTAGGAGCAACTCCTAAATGGTTTTTTGTAAAATCAAGGTCAACAACTGGTAGTTGGATTCATTATCACATTGGAACAGGTTCAACACCACAAAATGACTATTTGAATTTTACAACCTCTGCTAAAGGTACAACATCAGCCGCATGGAATAATACAGCACCAACTACCTCAGTTGCTTCTCTTGGTTCAAGTGCAGAAGTAAACGGAAATGGAACAACATTTGTTGGATATTTTTTTGCCGAAATACAAGGCTACAGTAAATTTGGCTCGTACACAGGTAATGGTAATGCAGATGGGCCATTTATCTATACTGGATTTAAACCTACATGGGTTATGATTAGAAGAACAGATAGTACAGGCTCTTGGTTAATATGGGATACTAAAAGAACTCCTAATAATGTCACAGGAACAGTTCTCTATGCTAATGATGCTGCGGCAGAAGAAACATTTTCTAGTTATAATTTAGATTTTCTTTCTAATGGTTTTAAAATTAGAGGCACTGATGTATATACTAATGCAAATGGTGGAAATTACATCTACATGTGTTTTGCAAGTTCGCCTTTTACAACTTCGGACGGCGTTCCCACAACAGCGAGATAGACCATGGCACTCGGGATTATATCTTTCTCCGAGAGTCCAATATCGTCCCTAGGAAAACAGGATGCGGTAGCGGTTGTTACGGGTCTTGCCTTAACTTCTACTTTAGGGACAGCCGTAGCTCAAGCTGGAGCACAAATAAACGTAACAGGACAATCCTTAACATCAGCTGTTGGTACCGTTGTTCTTAATACAGCATCCGTAGCGACACCTTCTGGTGAAGCACTGTCCACGGCTCTCGGCACACCAGTCATTAATGTAATTGCCAACCCAACCGTATCGGTCACAGGGTTTGGATTAAATCAAGTATTAGGAACTTATGCGGTAACAGCAGGTGGTCAAGTTGCTATTGATGCGTCGGCTGAGCCAGATATGGACATGTTCCTTGGTACGCCAACGGTATCAGCAACTGCTAGCTTATCCGTTACTGGCGAAGCACTATCCACGGCTCTCGGAACAGTTAGTGTAGATGCTGTAACTCCAGTAGCTGTAACGGGCCAAGCGATGAATATCGTAGAAGGCACGTCAACAGTTGTAGCAACAGGTGAAATAGATGTAACAGGTCAAGCTGTTAGTTCGGCTGTTGGCACTGCAACTGTCAATGCGTCAGCAACAGCACTACCAAGTGGTAATATTATTTCATCTGCTCTAGGAAATGTAACCCTAGCGTCAAATGTAACTATTATTCAAAATGGTATTCCAATGACCCTAGAGTTAGGAGATGAAGCTGTTTATGCATGGGTAACAGTGGATGATGATGCAAATACACCTTGGACTAACGTAGATGACTCAACCACAAATACTTGGACAAATGTTGATGATTCTGTTACAAATACATGGCAGGATGCAGCTTAGGTAAATTATGTCAACATATTCAAACAGACTACAAATTGAGCTTATTGGTGTAGGAGATCAAGCAAATGCTTGGGGTACTACAACAAACAACAATTTTTCACAATCTTTAGAACAGTCTATTGCAGGGGTATACACAAAGAATATATCATCTGGAACGACAACGACTTTAACATCAACAAATGGACCTGCTACACAAGCAGATAACGAAAATAGACAAGCAGCTATTATATTTACAAATGCTTCAGCTAATCACACTGTACAATTTACAGTAAAAGAAAAATTATATTTCTTACGAAATGCATCGACAACATACACAGTTACAGCAAGACTAGGGGCTGCAGGAAATACATATGTTATTAATCCGCAGACCAGTGTCTTTCTAGCCACTGATGGTACTAATTGGTATGAACTCCAGACATCAGGTGGCACATGGATTACAAAGAACGCCGCTTACACCGCTTTTAGTGGCGATAGAATATTTGTTGATACGTCATCACAAGCCGTTACTATTACATTACCCGCAGCTCCTGCAACAGGAGATGAGATACGGTTTGTTGATGTAGCTAGTACGTTTGATACAAACAATTTAACAGTAGCAAGAAATGGTTTAAAAATAAATAACCAGACATCAGATTTAACAGTAGCAACCGAAGATGCAGCATTTGGATTGGTATATTCAGGTGTGTCTTATGGTTGGAAGATAATGGAGAAATAGAATGCCAACTTATGAATCTATTAAATATAAATTCTCAGGAACCGCAGTTACTGGCGTATTACAAGAAGCAGATAACCTTAATGATGTTGCTGATGCAAGCACTTCTAGAACAAATCTAGGTGTTGCAATAGGTAGTGACGTACAAGGGTTTTTCTCTGCTGATGCAGGAACAAATGCCAATGGTACAAGAACAGTGAGTACAAGTGCACCAAGTGGTGGATCCGATGGAGATATTTGGTACAAATATACATAATGCCTTATGCCAATTTATGTTAAAGACGGTGGTACTTTTCGTGAGATAAGCTCTGATGCTGGCTCACAAGTCTACGTGAGAGACGGTACCTCGTTTACTAACAAAACAATTACAAATGCTTACGTCAAAGATGGTGGCTCATGGCGCACGGTCTTTACTTTATTTGATACACCAGGAAGTTTTACAACAGCAGGATCAGGGACAACACAAATCGCTGTTCCAGCCAATGCTAATGCTATTCATATTAAACAAGCAGTTGGTGGAGGTGGAGGTGGTTACACGGGTGCATCTTATGACAAAGCTGGTGGTGAATCATCTGGACCAGGCGGTGGATCAGGAGCTTATATTTCTGATCGTGTATATACAGTTGTTGGAGGAGAAACTTTAACATCAGTAGTAGGAACAGGTGGTAGTAAAGGTACAGGTGCTTATAGTGGTTCAGCAGGCGCAGGATCATTAACAAGTTTAACTGGATCAAGTACTAATGCAATATTTTCTTTAGCTGGTGGTGGAGCTTCTTCTGTATCAGGTGGTGGAGTGCAAGGACCTCTTCGATCTAATACAGCAGGTACAGGAGGAACAGCGACAGCGGGAACTTCTTTATCTTCTGGAACTACCGTGGACGGAATTAATATAACAAGTTTTTCAAGTGGCCCTACAAGCACTTTTAATGACTCAGGTAACGGAGTTACAGGTGGCAATAATGGTAACTGTGGTGGAGACAACTGTCAAATAAATGGTAGTGATGGTGCTGACTCTTACAGTGGTTTAGCAGGCACAGGTGGTGACGGCGGTAGAGTCAATGTTCCTGCTACAGCAGGTACACAAGGTGGAGGTGGTGCTGGTGGTGGCGCTGAAAACTACAATTCAGGTACAAGTGGATCAGACGGTGGCGCTGGTGAATTAATATTTAGATTTATAAGGATTGCATAATGCCTTTTACTAAAATAGCTTTTGCCCCAGGGATAGACAAACAAGACACGGAGTATGGTGCAGAAGGTCGTTGGACTGATTCTGATTTTGTACGTTTTCGTTATGGCTTACCAGAAAAAATTGGTGGATGGATAAGACTTATTCCAAATACATTAGTTGGTGTTGCACGAGACATGCACGCATGGACTTCTTTAGATGGTGTACGGTACACGGCCATCGGCACCGATAGAAAATTATATATTTATACAGAGGGTGTAGCGTATGATATTACACCAACAAGAGCCACAGGTTCAATTACAGGTTTTACAACAACAAATGGATCAGCAACAGTTACAGTTACTGATGCAAGTCATGGAGCAGAGGTCGGAGATTTTGTTACTATATCTTCTACGTCAGGTGCGGTGAATGGTATTCCTGCAGCAACGATGGATGCAGAGTATGAAATACTAACTGTGCCTTCAGCCAATACATATACAATTACAGCGGCAGCGAATGCAACAAGCACAGGAGCATCAGCGGAGACAGCGACAGCGACATATCAAATATCTGTTGGTACAGCCGTATCTCAATATGGTTATGGTTGGGGTACGTATGAGTGGGGTAAAGAAGCATGGGGCACGCCTCGTTCTACGTCTAACGTTACAATAGAAGGACGTAACTGGTCCTTTGATACTTTCGGTGAAGATTTATTAGCTACTGTAAGTAATGGTGGAACATTTAGATGGGACACATCTGTAGGTGTTGGTACACCTGCCGCAGTAGTATCTAGTGCACCTACTCTTTCTCGATTTAATTTAGTATCAATGCCAGATAGACATGTGTTTTTATTTGGTACAGAAACAATAATAGGTGATGAAACTACAAGAGATGATTTATTTTTACGTTTTTCTTCACAAGAAGATTATACAACATGGATACCAACAGCAACAAACACAGCAGGTTCATTTAGAATACAAGACGGATCAAAAATTATAACGGCTGTACGTTCACGTAACGCGGTATTAGTTTGGACGGACACAAGTTTAAATGCCTTACAATTTGTTGGTGCACCTTTTACATTTAACTTAACACAAATAGGAGCAAACTGTGGAGCTGTATCACTTCACTCAGCAGTAGATGTAAATGGCACAGCCTTTTGGATGTCACAAAATTCTTTCTATAAGTTTGATGGTGCTATTTCTAAAATGCCTTGTAGTGTACAAGATTATGTCTTTGAAGATTTTAGTATTACAAATCAACCAGAAACATATGCAGCAGTTAATTCAGAGTTTAATGAAGTAACATGGTTCTATACATCTAATAATGCAGTACAGATAGATAGATATGTAACGTATAATTATTTAGAAAATTGTTGGTCAACAGGATCTTTAGCTAGAACAACATGGCAAGATTATGGCGTGTATCAAAAACCTTATGCTACCGAATATTCTACAACAACAATTGCAAATAATAATGTTATTAATGGCTTAACAGCAGGAGCTACAACTATATTTCAACATGAAACAGGTGATGATAATGATACGACACCAATAGATGCTTTTATAGAGTCAGGTGATTTTGATATTGCGGATGGTCAACCTTTCTTACATATTGGAAGAGGTATACCAGACTTTAAAGGTTTAACAGGCTCCGTAGATTTAACCTTAAAATTTAAAACATATCCAAGTGCAACGACAAGCACAACTGTGGTAAGAACTATTGTTCCAACAACAGAAAAGTTTGATTTACGAGGACGAGGACGACAAGCTAATATTCGTATTGACAGTGACGCTGTTGGTGATAAATGGCGATATGGTACATTACGATTAGATGTACAACCAGATGGAGGCAGATAATGGCTAAGATTACAACGACAAGATTTCCTCAAGCAACCCCTGAATATCAACCTACTATAATTGATATATTAACAAGGTTGTTAGAGCAAATAGTACAGCAATTAAATTTTGGTTATCAACAAGATTTAAAAGACGAATCTACAGCAAGGACGTGGTTTCTTGGCTGATTCATTTTTAAGTTTTTCTGCTAGTGCTACAGGTACTGTGTATACAGTTCCTACAGCTAATCAAAATTCACAACCTCCTATTCCTCCAACAACAGCATTAGTTAAAAGTATTCGCATATCCAATCAATCAGGTGGCGCAGTTGCGACAACAGTTACAATGTTAGATAGTAGTAATGGTAATTTAGAA